GTACTACGCGAGATAGCCACCGATAACACCGCGAGTACTACCGCTTATGGCTTGCTTGCGAATGGCGCTATGCCATCCTTGATTGTCGGGCCTGATGCCAAAGACCAGACCGTTGATATCTCGATGGATGATGCCCGGCAGGTGAAGCGCCAGCTGCACGAAGACCTTACCGGGGACGGCTCAGGCGGCATCGTGGTTATGACCGGTGCATACAAGTTAGACCGGGTATCCCTTACGCCTTCCGAGCTTGCTCTGGATTCCGTGAGGCGTGTACCAGAGGAGCGTATCTGTTCAGCCCTTGGCATCAACCCTATGGTTCTGGGCTTAGGTAGTGGCTTGGAACGAAGCACCTACAGTAACTATGAGCGCGCCCAACAGGCGGCTTGGGAAGACGGCATGGTGCCTTTGCTCCGTACCCTTGCCGATGCCATTACCGCCGACCTCCTGCCAGAATACCCAGAGACGCAGGAAGGTGACTTTGTCCAGTACGACCTTGAAACCGTGCGGGCTTTGGCTGATGACTTAGCGGCGGAAGCCGAGCGGGCAGAGCGCCTGTACAAGGCTGGCATCATTGACCGTGCGGAAGCCAAGCGCATAGCCGGTCTTGAAGCCGTGCCGGAAGATGTAGGGCAGTTACACCCTGAGGCTATCCCGGTACAGACTACCGATGCTCCTATTCCTGAGATCCGTTCTTTCGACATGAAGTATCGACCAACTGCATCCATGAAGGAAGCGGCACAACGGGCGCTTGACTGGAAGGCCGAAGGGTTCGATGGCGGTACGCGGGTAGGACTTGCCCGTGCAAACCAAATCGTGAACGGGGAGCAACTTTCCGAAGACACGATACTCCGGATGTATTCTTTCTTCAGCCGGCACGAAGTCGACAAAAAGGCCGAGGGGTTCAATGCTGGTGAAGACGGCTTTCCTTCACCCGGTAGGGTAGCCTGGGACTTGTGGGGCGGTGATGCTGGCTTCCGCTGGTCTACATCCAAGCGGGACGCTATGCAGCCTGACGGCAAGAGCCTTGATTGTTGCACTCCGGGGGTAGTGTACAAGTCTCACCCTTTTTACGGTTACGAGCTGGAGAGCAGCTCAAACGGGTAGACGATGGCACGGGCAGAATCTATGCCGCCAGTCAGAAGTTTCGGAATGACCTGCTGGAGCGTGAAGGTGTAGCCATATCCCGGATGCAACGGGCCTACAAGGCAGCTACCAAGGCTAGCATCGATGAACTCGAAGCGTTGGAGGGTAGGATTGCCGAGCGTGAAGCCAACGGTGAACCACCAAGCGACACCATACTTTGGATGCGTCAACGCATCATTGACAACATTGAGGAACTGGGAAAGAACCTCAAAAAGTTTGCAATCGAGGGGGCAACGATAACCGCAGATGGACAGTTACAAAGTGCCATACTTGCTAATGATGCAACGGCGGGCCTTGTGGAAACGGCAGCGGGTAAAAAGCCCGCAGGCGTTACCCTTGGTACTTCATGGACACGTCTACCAGATGAACAACTCCAAGCCTTTGTCGGGTTCGCAGGCGATGGTAGCCCTTTGGCTGTCCTATTCGACTCAATCCCACAAGTAACCACTGATGCCATGCAGATGGCTTTGGTACAGGGCATAAGCCTAGGTGAAGGCCCACGGACGGTAGCACGGCGGGTACGGAGAGCTGCAGACATAGGCAGGCAACGTGCGGAGACAATAGCGCGTACCGAGATGATCCGAAGCGCGAGAGAAGCCCAGCGGCAGTTGTATACGCAGAACCCTGCGGTGCAAGGTTACCGACGGCAAGCCACGCAGGATAGCCGGGTCTGTCTTGCGTGTCTGGCTTTATCCGGTACGCTTTCCGCTACTGATGAAATCATGCCAAGCCACCCGAACTGCCGGTGTGTTATGGTTCCGGTTACGATGTCCTGGGCTGAGATTACCGGCGATAGTTCTATCCCGGATACACGCCCACCGGTAGCAACACCTGAGCGCATACTGGCTGGTCTGTCAGAGTCTGACAAGTTGGCTATCATGGGCGCTTCTCGCTATGCCCTATACGCTGAGGGGCTACCGCTGAGTGACATGGTTACCGTGGTACCTAATGCCGATTGGGGGCCTACTACACGGGTACGGCCACTCAAAGAGCTTGAAGGCTACGAACCGGATCTAACGACATACTTATAAAAATGACGGTGTGGGATACTTACGCCATGGACGTGCTAACATCTTTCCCTGATGCCATCAAGAGTGACCGGCTTGGTTATGTCAAAGGCTACTTGGTTCGCTTTGGTGATTCCAAAAGCGCAGACCTTGAAGGGGACTATTTCACGCAGTCAACCGACTACGGCTTTCCTATGACCGAAGGTAAGCGCGTACCTTTGAACGTCTACTATCACCACGGTATGGATTCAAGCGTAGGCAAGAAGTCTATCGGTACCGGCTACATCAAGATGGACGATACCGGGCTTTGGTACGAGGCGCAGCTAGACTTAGCAGACGAATACGGCAGCATGATTGCGAAGCTCTGCAAGCAAGGCAAGATGGGTTTTAGCTCCGGTGCCGCTGCTCACTTGGTTGAGCGCAAGAGCATGGGTGGTGCCGCTGAAATCACACGGTGGCCTATCGCTGAAGCATCGATAACCCCGACACCTGCCGAGTATCGTAACAGCGTCAAAAGCCTTGAGGAGTATTACGGCATGGGCGAGATGGAAGATGAAGAGATGACACCGGAACCAATGCCGGAGCAAAGCCCTGAAGAATACGCCGCTGAGATATTCAAGATGGCAGAATCGGATCTAGTGCATGAAGGCTTGGAAGCCTACTACGATGCGATGTGTCAAGGTATCGACATGGTGGCTGATGCCGGTATGGCTGATGCTATTATCAATGAGTTTGCATCCCGTGCAAAGCAGCTATACGCCATGCACGGTGCAAAGTGTATTCACCCCGCTTCACTGCGTGGTGTAGAACGTCGGCTGCGGGATGCAGTCGGTCTTAGCCGGTCAAGCGCAAAGCGCCTTGCACCTGTAGTCTGGGATTCTCTGCGGGATGCAGACCAGCCAGAGACGCAACCGGAACTCGTAGTCGAGGCGAAAGCCCATGATAATGAGCGAGCTGAACTCTTAGCCCGCTTGGAGTTGTTGACACAACTATGACAATCGAACAAATGCAGGCTAAGCGCGAGACGCTTTTGGCTACTGCTCGTGAACTCGCATCCGGTGATGGTGACATCGCACAGGTCAAGTCCATTATGGCAGAATCTAACAGCATCCAAGAGCGTATCGAGACCATCAAGGCGCTTGGACAAGGACACCCTGTGGCTACTGAAGTTGCAGTAGAACAGCCTTGGAAGTCCGGCGGTATCGGGCGTAACCCGCTTTCCGGTACTCGTGATGAAGCCAACTGGAAGGCTTACGCTTGGGGTCAGTGGGGACGCTCTATCATGGGCAACCGCAAGGCCGCTGAGTGGTGCAAGAACAACCTCAAGGCACAGAGTGAAGGCACGACTACCGCTGGTGGTTATACCGTACCGGATCCGCTGAGTTCTGAGCTTATCTACCTCCGTGAGCAGTTCGGTGTTGCACGTCAAAACTGCCGCATCTACCCGATGTCCAGCGACGTTCTCAACGTTCCAAACGCAACGGCATCGACCACTGTGTACTACCCTGGTGAAAATACCGCTATTACTGCAAGCGACCTGACATTTGCACAGGTGAACCTTGTAGCCAAGAAGCCATCGGTGCTTACTCAGGTATCTAAGGAACTGGCAGAGGATAGCATCATCGACTTTGGTGCAACCCTTGCCCGTGATATGGCGTACGTCTTGGCTAAAGAAGAAGACCGCGTTGTTTTCAACAATGCAGTCGATAGCACCTCTGGTCTCGATGGCATCCTTTATGCTATCTACAGCAGCAACGCCACAAAGGCTAACATTGCTTCGCTTCAGGTGTTCACGACTGGCCAGACAATCACGTACAGCCCGACACTTGCCAACCTTAAGGGCATGGTCGCAAAGCTCCCGACATACGCCGCAAATGCAAAGTGGTTTATGCACCGCGAGATTTGGTACAACGCGATTGCACCTCTGC